GACTGTTCTTGGGTCAGTCCTATATTCATAAGCCCCGAGGATGCTATGACCGATAGGACTGTAGAACAGATTCTAGCTCATAATGAAACATGGAAAGAGGTTTGTAACTAACATATACAAATAACTTTATAATAGTGCTGGTAGAAATACTGGCACTATTTTTTTGCCCATTTTTTACCTTTTGTATAGAACTCTGGGTACGCATTTGTAAAGTTAATAGTGATCTCTTCTTCAGGTTTTATATCTTGTGCACTTATTATATCACTATAAGTACTGTAGATATTATACATAATAGAATTTGGTTTATTGGAATGGTTTACAAAGCTTTGTAACCAATATATATTAAAGCCTGTCTCTGGTATTTTTATATACTCATCATTAATGTTAAAGCAATGTATAGAATTTAAATATTCTAACTGTCTCTTACAGAAGCTGTCTCTGTGATATTCTACCATCTTGATCTTTTCGTACTTACCAGGGACGGATGTTATAATAGTACCCATAGGTATATGCCTAAGAGCAATCAAGCCCACACCGTGTATCTCACTGGCTCCTACCTTACACCACAGGTCTATCATTTTAAACTGATCTGTACAGAATAAAATACTATATAAAGTGTCAGTACAATAAAAACTATTAATATGGGGTTATTCCACAGACATAACCTGTACAGATATCGCCTTAAATATCTTTTAAAATATTGTAGAATCTTCAATGAACTGGTCCGATAACGAATTTAATCTAGTTAAGAAGTTCTGTAACACAATAGTATTAGGATATTCCGGCAACCCTTTATCAAAAGCTTCCCTGAACAATTTAGGATCAATCGTTCCTTTCTCGACTACAACTTGTCCTAAATTATTTAGAAGAAATTTTAGTTCTAATAATGTAATTTCGGTCTGTGCTTTTTTCATCTTTAGCTTTATCCCACCCCTCCTTCCACCACCAATACCTATCACTGTAAGGCTCGAAAGGATTGCTAGTAGCATTTCTTCCATAGGCCTCCCTGCCCATACGCTCTGTAATCATTTTAATATCTTTCCTTGCATCAGTCATTGGTTACTCAAGATATCAACTACCTCACAGGTATCTGCTGTACAGGCAAACTCCTGGCTAGAGACAGTCTTATCTTCCTTCTCAAACTCAGACAGTTTAGACCAGTCTATATTTTCAGGCATTTCAGCTTTAAGTTCTTTGTACTCATTCACAGTTAAATCCTGATAAGGAGCCTGTCTGTACACATGATCTGTAAATGGTAAAAAACTAACCCCGCACATCTCATCGAAATGCTTCCACACATAAGACCCTACCTGCATCCATTCATTCTCTTTGACAGAGATAGTGATAGAAGGCTTATGCTCGCACCAGCTTTTCTGATAAGTTCGCCACAGATCTAAATGCTGGATAGCAGTCATATCATTTCTTGTGATAGCAAGCTCTGGGGATTTAATTGGAAATGAGAAAACTGTTATGTCCTGGGGCTGCATAACACAATCCTCATGCGGAACCTTCTGTTCTATAAGGAACTGAGTCAGTGGGTCTTTCTTATCAGCCCGGACTGTTCTAGTATAATAAGCGGAATGCCGAGTATGAATACCACTTGCGCTATCAACCAACTGACTAACAGTACCACTGGGCTTAACACAAGTAACAGCAGTAGAGGGATTGATACCAAAGTTCTTAGCCCATATCTTATTGGTTTGTACAGCGCATACTCTAAGCTCATTCAGTAAATTCTCCAATTTGCTCTTAGAATTAATTCCGCAGGTCAATTCATTATCCATTATACCCGTAAGACTAACTCCCAGAAGCCTTTCTTCTTCTGTGTTATTAGTCCACACTTTACTTATATTTTTAATATTTGTAAAGGTGCTTTGTATAGTACCTAACATAGTAGCTATCTTTACTTTATTCATCAAAGATTGCTTAGTATCATCCTTTCGTACAACAACCTCTGTGAGATTACAGAATTGTTTACTTCTTAGGATGATCTCTGAGCAGGGATTAGTTCCGAAATCATGGTTAGAATCTCTCCTACCATATTTATTTGCCTGTTTCTTAGCAGCTACCCGATTGAATATACCTCGCTCTCCCGACTTTGATTCGTACAGAGATAGCCACTCTTTCATAAAGATCCCTATATCGGGTTTCTCTGTGTAGCACACCGAGTTATTAGACAATGCCCGTTGCGGCTCAAAGTCGTACCAGTTACCTCCTTTGGCTGAACGCATTCTAGCATCGGTTAGGTTGGACAGAGACAGCAGGGCAGACCTACGCACTCCTCCTACTACAACGACCTCTGCTATCTTGCAGACTATATCGTGACATTCCAAAGAATTGAGCCGTCTCCCAACTGCATTCTTAAATTTAGTAACTGTAAAATCAAACAGATCTTCTAGAGGCTTAGGGCCGGAAGCTCTTCCACCGAATGTTTTAAGTTTAGAACCCGCTGGTCTGACATTACTTGTGTCCCATTTTGGGACTTGTCCTGCGTACAATAAATTAATCAACTCCTTGTACGCCATATGCCAGCCTTCTTTACTATCTCTTACGATTATAGTAGTATCTGTATCTTGAAATTCTTCCGCTATCTTTGGCAGTTGTTCTATAGCATTCCGCTCTACAGAGAACCCTACACCTGTCCCGTGCATCAGTACATAGAGGATATCATCAAACGCTCTGGGGCTGTCTACGGCTATGTAAGAGCAGTTGTAACCCGCTATATTGTTTCGTTCCAAGGCTGGCCCTGCTGTCATCATAGCCCTCATAGAAGGCATCACAGCCATTGATACTATAGAATTATATAGTAGCTGTTTATCGTCCTCTTTTAACGTGTAACCGAGGTAGGAATGCAAGTGATACTCATAGTAATTCACAAGTCTGAGTACTGTCTCTTCCCAGGTTTCCCTGCGTTGTAAATCATCATTCCATCTAGCGTATCTAGAGGTATGAATAAACCGCTGATAGTCAGATATCATTTTTTATTCTTTTCCTCTTTGGTTGCTTCAGTGTGTACATTTTTAGATACATCATTTAAAATACCAATTAGAGAAACTGCTTCTTTGAAAGGTCTATTTTGTAAATATGCTAGAATAGTATTTACTTGGGTTATAGAGATAACGTACTTCTTCTCATCCATGTTATTTTCCTTTCATAGCTGCAACATTATTAACATCAATCGGCCCTGGTGATATTTCATCTATCAATCGAGATAGATACCATCGTGCCTTTTTTAAATCATCCAATTCCTCTCCTTTGTATTTATGTCTGGCAACATATTTTAAAACATTGCCAACTAAATACCCGTGAAACATAATATCATCCATACTATTTTTAATAATATCTATAGTTTCAATAGAACTGAAATTGTAATGTGGTGGATTATTGACTTTATCTACCATCAGTGTTTCTTCTTTCGATCAAAAACAATAACATTATCCCCCGCATTTTTAATTTTCTCTTCTATGCTTTCCCGCTCGGAATTGTATTCCCGTTCTAACATAACAGCATGGCCCGTGTCAATAACATAAGCAGTCTTCTCGAACAAAATATTTTGCAGACCTGTACACAGGACATGTAATTCCTCCGATCCTTCCGCCCCTTGTGTAGTATCTAACATTCTAACATTAACATTATTGTCGGGAAATTGATCGAATATAAAATAAATCCTATCCGGTAAAACCGTATCATGTTCTTCTTTTATCCTTTTTTTTAATTCTTCTTTAGTGGACTCCATCGAACCATTCCTTTGGTATGATCTTGTCTGCATATAAAAATGAATGCCTGTTACACCACTTGGCGTATGTTGTAGGGCTACCTTTGTATAATTTTTTCTGCGAATTAATAAAAATAAATCTTATGTCTACCTCTGGCAACTGCTTTTTAATATACAGATGTTTTACCCTATCAGAACTGGTTAACCGCCCTTTTGTTTCTATGTAGAAATCGTACTCACTTAAATAAAAATCCGGGCAATAAGTCTTGGGATCTACAATGTACTCCAGCTTATCTCTTTCATATTCATACTTTATGTTATTTTTATTTAAGTAATTAGCAAATTCTAACTCGAACCCACTTCTAAATCTATGCTTTTTCTTTATCATTAAAGAACTCCTCATTATAAAATCCCCTGGGAGAATATCTATCTTTCAAATTTTGCACTGCTGAGAATAGATAATCTACAGTTTTAGGAGCGTACTTTTCCATATCATTAATTTCACTAAAAATAAATGTATCGTACAAAACGACAACACCATTGTTATGTAGATGCTGTTCTATAAATTTAATATCCTTCTCTATTTTCTGCACATTAATATCATAAGTTTCATCAGTCCAATAAGAATGTAAATTAGTAGACGGCGCTGCTTTTACTCTTATACCTACGATATTAGAAGTTTTTACAAAATGAAATATTCCCTTATCCGTAGCGGGTACTATGAACATAACATCTCTATTTACTACGATATCTCGTCTAGAAACATCCCCCAAGGTAATAACAGGCATCAGTCCATACTCTCCTTCACAAGTTTTGTATACCAAACAAATGCTTTTCTGTAATTGCTTCCGGCTACCTTTTTGTGTAGAACAGCATCAGGCCAGCAGTGCTTCTTATAGCCACACAGAGAGCAGGTAGAGTTCATCAGCCTATTGCCCGTTTCTACCTCACCGCCTGATGTTTTGTGCATCTCTATTATATCAGGAAATTTTCTAAATTTAGTATCTATATTGTCTAACATAGATACCGTCCGAGTGACAGATTCTAGAACTTCTAGTTTTTCTTCCTCTGTATCACTCGGCACTTCACAAATGGCCCACTCACCATTCGACTTATTAATTGCTATCCACCCGCCGAACTTGTCTCCATCTGCATGTTCGTACATCATCCCCTGTGCGATATATCCAAAGGGATCATCCTTCTTCAATGAATCGTACCCGCCCAAGTTACCGAACTTTCTATCGAATGAATAAGGNCTAGCCGACTTTACATCCCATATCTTTTTAGTTCCATCCAATCCTTTTATTTTTAAATCCATAGATCCTGTTATAGTTTTACCCGCTATATCTGTAGATACTCCCTTTTGCTGATCAGATACTTCAACTCCAGCGCCTTTTAAAATAGCAATAGCTACAGCCTCTATTAAATCCCCAAAAATAAAACGCATAACTGTAGAATAATCTAATTCTTCTTCTATGCCTTCCTTGCCAAGCTGCTGTTGACACAAAGGCTTTCCCACGCCTGACATACGCAAGCGCCATTTCTGCTTGTCAAATTGCTTCTCAAGAGCATTTGCACAAGAATTTTTAAACTCTTTAAGAATGGCCGGGGAGATTTTTTCCTCCCCCCGGCTTATCCTTTGCAAATAATCCTTGACTAGATCAAGGGTAATATCCATCAGGCAGCGGTAGCATCGAGAGTTTCAAGAAGATCAATATCTCCTTCGTCCATAGCCTTTTTGGATTCTGCATGTTTTTCTAGAATTTCAGAATTGTAAGCAAGAATTTCCCCAATGAACATTTCTAGAGTTTCCCTGTCCTTCTTAGTAAAATTCTTCGTGCCGGAATTAGTAACCCTAGAAATCCAGTACTGATTACCACCCCGCTTCTGCTTCACAGTTTCAAGTTTACCCACTACAGTAGCGTAGAGCTTCTTTTCCTTATCAATCGACTTGAGCCAATCGGAAACGGGAATGAAACTAGCACCTTTTACTTCCCAAAGAGCAGGTACGTTCTCCAATGTGTACTCTTCATTGGTAGCGTCCTTGCCTTCCATATCAACGAGGCCGTATACAGCCTGTACACACTTGATATTCTTCTGCTGAATAAGCACAGGAGAATCATTTGCAAGACTATCTATCTGCTTGCGGTCTAGCTTGCCACACTTTTCACCACCGCTGGTGTCGTAGAAAGGATCACCCATATTCTTGCATTGTACAGTACGACAACTATACTGGTTATCTTCATTGTCCCACACCCTGTACAAATAAGTACGAATAAAAGGCCGAAACCTTACATTCTCTGCAAAAATGATATTCCTGCTTTCAGGGTCATAAATCTTGTAGAACCCCCTGGGCAAAGTATTATCATTCTCATCTTCAGTATTGTAGTTAATAGACAGCCGAGAAAGGGAAGACTGCGGCCCTACAGGTTCACTACCTAAGAGCTTCTGTAAATCCTGCTCACTGCCGCCTTTTATGACATCAGATAAACTCTGGCTGTCGTTCAGCATCATCAACTCGTTCATATTTATACTCCTTTGAGTTTTTAGGTTTCCATTCTAGTTCTAAAATAGGCTCTAAGTCAAGCCAATTCTTTCCTATCTTTAATTCTATACCAATCGGCATAGTATACATAATGTTGTATCGTTCCTTACACTGATCGAATAACGATAGCATACCCCGGGTTAGTATGTCAACAGCTAAATCTTTCTCTTCTGGGTGTACATCTAAAACTATGCTATCATGTACTGTATTACAGATCACTGAACATAACTTTTCTTCCTTGATAAGATCGTATGTTTTAACCAGGGCCATCGGAAGAAGATCAGCGGTAGCAAAACCCTGCACAGGGTAATTCTTAACGGCAGTTGCAGAGGTTATTCCTCCCCAACGTGTTCTACGCACGTTTGGAAATAGATACTCTCTTCCAGAAGGTAAAGTTATTTTCTTTCTAGCCATAGCTTCCTGGGCTAGAGCCTCGTGCCACTGGGTAACTCCTGTGTATTTATCTTTGAAAGCTCTATAATAATCCTTCTGTCTGTCAGTGCCTGACACTCCACCGTACAGAGGCTTGAAGGTATGCGCTTTAGCTTCCTGACGGCTCACTCCCATCATTTCAGCCGTGAAGCTATGAACATCGAACCCCTCTTCAACTTCTCTGTAAACAGTACTATCTTCAGATAAAAAACCAGCCACACGAAATTCAAGCTGCTTGTAATCTCCCTCAAGTATAAATCCATTTTCCCACCTCGATACTATTGTTTTTCTAACTGGAAAAGTATTAGCCCTGGGCATATTTTGAAAGTTAGGGCTGCGTGAAGATAGTCTACCAGTAGCGGTAACACACTGCATAAAGTTAGGATGGATGAACTTTTTAGTAGTAAGAGCCTTCTCGATACCCTCTACAAAAGTTCTAAGATAGGTTTTTATAGAAGAGTACTCGCAGTACGCCCGTATAAAACTTTTTGCACTTTCACTTATATCAGAGGTTAGACAATTGTTTAAAGTCTCTGAGTCCGTTTTAAACCCGTGGGCTGTACAGTCTAGAACAGTGGTTGGCTTTACAGAGAAACCTGCTACATCTGTATTGTTAGTATATACAATACCTACACCAGCGCATCTTTTACAGATATACCTAGCTTTTGTGTAAGTACCGTCCTTCTTAGCTTTACTCGTTTTACCGAACCCTTTACATATAGGGCATTGACTAGCCGTAGTTTTATACACTTGCGTAGTATTTTTTTGCCACGCTGCTCTGAAATCTCTCCTGTTCAAATCGGTTCTTTTTTTCTGCCTTCTAGAGCCACGCTCATTAACGGTAGTTCCTATATTGAACATAGCAGCCCATTCTTTTTTATTGTTTACTTTTCTAGAATAAAAAAGCAAAGACCTGTCCTCTGGAGAATCTAAGTTAATAGGCGTATCTCCCATTACCTGCTCGATAGATACTTTTAACTCTTCAAGTAACTCTTCAATTCTATCGTTATATTCTTGTTTTATATTTTGCAGAGCTTCTGTATCTATCTTAATACCCGCACGTTCTATATCTGTAAGAACTCGGGTCATATCCATAGAAAGTTTAGCTGTGTGTAGCAAAGTCACTGAAAGTACCTCCTAAGATTTCTACCTGCTTTTTTGCCAGTGCATAGCTGGCTATAACATCACCTTTACAATAAGTAGCTAACTCATCGAGAGGAAATTGATCTACATTCTTTCCTTGATCTGTATACTTCTTCATTATGAACTTCTCGGGCGTTTTTATATCCCGCCGTTTACAGCTATCTTCCAAGGACAATCCCCTTTTCATTCCCCGGGCTAGAATATATTCACACACCATCGTATCATAAATATTTCCATTGTATTCAAACCCACAATTTAAAAGATAAGAAAGATCAAATTTTATATTGTGGCCTATAAGTAGATCAGCCGAATGTAGTACACGTTGTATATACTTAAATTTATCCAGCTTCGCAGTGGTCGTATCAGTAAGCTCATCGTGATACACAGCTACGAACTCAGGGTCTACGCTGCTACTTTCAAGCAGAGAGTCCATAGCCCTGTGAGGTGAGGTTAGCATCCCTACCCCTACGAGATAGTTCCCCGATAGGTACGGGGAAGGATCGAATGATCCATTTTCTTTTATAACAAAGGTAGTCTCAATGTCAAGGGTGACTATCATAGTACCTTCCTACATCTTTGTTTATATCTACGGTTACAAAACCGTGAAAGCCGTTTATCTTATTCTTACTTACGTTTATGAAACGTGTCGTATCATCGTCATCTACATTTTTACCTATGCCTAAAATTATATCAGCCTCGGCAGCTTTACCAGTTTTAGAACCGTCAAGCATAGAATAGTCGATGATCTGACTGCCCTCTGCATCGTATCCCGCCTGGGAAACAGCCCAGACTAGGCAATCGTTTCTCTTGGCTACTTCTCTAGCATAACAATATAGAGCTTTTAACCTTTCATCACCTCTGCCAAATTGACCCGATATTTTCATTTTGTCAAGCTGGTCAACAATGATCACAGATGGTTTATTCAACCCACAGTAAGAATCTAACTCTTCAATCGACGTACCTACCGAATCAAAAACTACCAGATTTTCTTTCACTTCTGCCCATTTTTGAAGTGAAGTTTCTATATTAGATTCAATATCTTGTACGGTACTCTTCAAGTAAGATGTTATGATTCTAAGTTTTATTTTAGAAGCCCGTTCTTCATTAGCCCAATAAAAAACAGAATGTCCTTGGCGAATGTACTCAGCTACTAAAAAACAACAAAAGGTTGTCTTACCGACCTCTGGACGAGCGAATATAATTCCCAAGTCTCCCCGGTTCAATCCGGGTATTCTAGCAGACATCTGTTCTAGAGTGAACTTAAACTCTGAAGGTTGTTGTGTGTATTGTACAAGCTCTTCTAAATCTTCATTTACAATCGAAAAAGACTCGTGCGAATTGATATCCTCACTCGCTGCTAAGTCTATCAGGCGTTGTAGCTCTGCAAAATCCCCACCCTCGCCTGTCCAGATAGCCAGGGCTTTATTACCGATCTGCTTGGCTTTATCCCTACGCCAAAAGTTTTTAATCACATCGAATGCGATATCTTTATTTGGTAAATCTATTTCCGATAGAGAATGTATTAAATTCTCTGCACTTTCTTTTGTAGACTCGGGAAGAGCGGGGTTTAAATCTCTATGTACAGATAATAATTCATCAATCGTTATGTCTCCCCCGTAGTGTTTCTGTGCGTAGAACACAGAATGTACAACGGGTATCCATTCTTTCGGAAACATATCCGTATCTAGAATATTTTTAGCTTTTTCCCAGAACTCACCCCTTAAACACAGGGCTAGAACTTTTTGTTCAATCACAGTTAAAAAACTCCTCGATTTCACTATTGGACAAATTCTTCAAATCAGTTTCTAGTACCTTAACCTTAACCGGAACATGGGGTTTTATCTGCTGTGCTATCTTTATAGACTTCATCGAAGCATCTTTGTCAAGGCAAACTATAGCCTCATCAAATTGACGTATACCACACAAAGCTTGTTCTGTCAAGTGTGTTCCTAAAAGGGCTACACCATTGTACCGATCTGAGACTGAACAGGCAGAGGCACAGTCCTCTACTACCACCGCTGTTCTAGAATTTTGCCTACTCTGTACAATAAACGGCAGCTTTGTTGACCCGTACCTGTGCCACTTAGCCCCGTACCGTCCGAGCTTTCTTCCACAAGCATCTATTATCTGTTTATTCTTAAAAATTAGGAAAACAGCCCTGTCCTGTTTTATATCATATACTACTTTTGTTCTACCCTCTGTGTACGCCGCAAAACAATTAACTCTCTTGAGATAATTTACCGCTTTCTCGCTTCTATTTATATCTACAAAGAAATGATTGTTGATATTGAACTCTTCTTTTATTACTTTAGAATTATTGTCCTTGAAACTTCTTTTATTTATATTGTCTTGTATTTTACCTGAAAGATTACAGTCTGCGTGATAGCAATTGTATAAAATATACGCACCCATGTTCGTAGCTGTGAATGTATTTTCTTTTTGACATCTAGGGCAGTCATCCCTGGAAGTCTCTCCCGGGTACAGAGAAATGGCAGAAAGATAATCAGTCAAATTCATCGTTTACATCCAAGCCGTTGTTGTAGCTTTTAACTACACTTTTTAAACTTTGCCTTCTCTTTATCTTTTCCTTCTTTTTATTCTCTATCCTTTTTGGTTTGTATTCTTCATCGGATAAAGTAGCAGCAACTGGATTTCTTTTCTTAGGTTGTTTATCTAACCTACGATAGTTAATCTTTGGCATCTTACCCTCTAGGTTTTCTCAACAGTTTATTTAACACTCTTTTCCAAAAAGGTAAAGGGGGTTTATAATCTTTGAATAAATCTAACTGTTGATCTGTATCTTTCTTCTTATTCCAAGGTGTAGGGTCTTCATCTGGATAGGGATGATATACACCAATGAAATCGTCATGTCTAACCTTTTTAATGTATATATTAACCCCCCCAAAGGGTACAATAGGGTAACACGAGATTTTACTCTTGTCAATACCCTTTTTATATTTTTTTTGGTGTTTCATGCAGAGAATTGGCGCTCTCGCTAGGACTCGAACCTAGAACCTACAGCTTAGAAGGCTGTTGCTCTGTCCATTGAGCTACGAGAGCATATATCCTTCAAATCCTCCATCATCAATTGAGTATACAACCTGTTTGATACCCACCTCCTTAATAAGATCATTACAAACATCGCATGGTTGGGCTAGGGCAAGGTCATTATTCTTCAATACTCTTGCTACATACAACACAAGCCCTTCACAATTGTCAATCCCATACCTTATAATTGCGTGTTGTTCCGCATGTAAGAACGGCCAAGGTGTTCTATTTGCAAGCACAGGATGAGTTTTATAGCTGTTAACACCTGCCGAGACAATTCTGTTTTTATAGACGAGAACACTTCCCAACCGAAATGTACCCCGTTGCCCAACACCGGAGGCTGTCATTGCTACTGCCTTGGCTGCTTGTTCAAACCTTGTTTCTATTTTCATCATATTATACAAAAAAGATAGTGGTGCGCCCGCTTGGATTCGAACCAAGATCGCTCTCTAATCTGGAGACTGTGCCGAGTATAAGCCGGGTGTTTTACCATTAAACTACAGGCGCATTTTTATCATATTATATTTAACCCCCTCAAAGGGCTATATAAGGGTAGCCCGAGATTTAACTCCTGTCAACACCCTTTTTATATTTTTTTTCCTTGCCATTCCACTCTGTACAAATTATGCTTATTCAGATGGAGGATTTAGAGGAAAATAATCGTGGCAAATAACGTATTTTTATTAGATACAATTTTATCCTTGACCCAACTGGCCGAGCGTGATATACGCAAGTATGGCTATAACCCTGACAATCCCGACTCGGCAGATGCCTATTGGTCTGACTTGTGGTGCGAGTACGATCTTGAGGATTGGGAGCCTTTACAATTGGGGTTGACAATCGGGCAGAAAAAGTTTAAGGTGTTTATTATGAAGGAAGAGGGATGAAATGAAAACAGAACTTGTAGTTGTACACGCCCCCGATAATACAAAGGGTTCGTACCTTAAAAAGGTTGTAGGTAATACGATTTTTACCGTGACCTTTACCAAGATGAATGGTGAGTCGAGGGTGATGAATTGTAGGCTCAATGTTGTAAAGGGTACGAGCGGCAAATCCAATCATCTAAAAGAAGATCAGTTTTTGACAGCTTATGATTTACAGAAGAAAGGGTTTCGGGCTGTGAATGTTTCTGGGATTTGTAGTTTTAAATCTCGGGGTAAAAAGTACCAGTTCATTGAGGAGTATTTGTAGGTGCAGACATTTTTACCCTACCCTAACTTTGCAGATAGTTTAGACTGTTTAGACTATCGTAGACTGGGCAAGCAACGTGTGGAAGCCTATCAGATAATCAATGCTTTAGAAGGTAAGAGCAAGGGCAAGGGTTGGATCAATCATCCGGCCACGAGAATGTGGGCTGATAATGTTGAAGCTCTAAAACTTTATTGTAATATCGCTATTGACAAATGGATAGCGCGGGGCTATAAGAACACGATGAAGTTCTATTCTGTAAAAGACACAGTAACGATGCCTTCCTGGATTGGCGACTTAAATTTACACGCCAGCCATCGTTCTAACCTTCTGCGTAAAGACCCGGAGTTCTACGGGCAGTACGGTTGGAAAGACCCCCATGATTTAGAGTATGTTTGGCCCATTTCTAATAGGATATAAATGTGTGGCAGTCCTGCACCTTGGTAGAGCGAGGAGAAATGTTAACCCTACAACACATTACAATAAATACAAAAGACATAGATAAATCTATGGAATTTTATGAAGAGGTTTTTAGTTTTATAAAGACTGAAAGACCTTGCTTTCCCTTTCCGGGTGCTTGGTACTGGATCGAGCCTAAAAAAACCATGTTACATATACAGCATACTGACCGTTCGACGCCAGGGCATTTTCCTGTAGATCATATTGCTCTAGACGCTACTGAACCGGGGGAAAATGTTGTTGATGAATATGAGCGTTGGGCTGCGTTTTTAACACGGTTTTACATACTAAATAAGTGGTCACTTAATGTTGAATTTCATTCTTTTGCTCCTAGTAAGCGGTCACTTGATGTTGAATTGCATTCTTTTTATCCTGAAAAATTTCTACAGATATTTATTACCGATCCTATAAATTCTGTAAAATGGGAATTGAACTTCCCCATTGAAAAACTCCAGAGGTAAGCAATGAAAACTGTAGTTCATGTTAATCAGCACATTATCAAACGTAATAGAAAGACGGGGGAAAGGAAGCCTGTTCTGACTGCTAAGACCTATAAGGATAATAGGTACGGTAAAAAGATTGTGATTGACGGCCCTTGTGAGATAGTGTACAGACCAGATAGGCCGTTGTCATGTGGCGCTCATGTTTGGATTGAAACCCAGGCAAAAGTAAAGGTTAGTTAATAAAAGGGGGTAAAGATGTTTGATTATATGGCTACATTAACAAAAGTTGTTGATGGCGATACGGTTGATTGTGATATCGACCTGGGGTTCGGGGTTTGGTTGAAGAACCAGCGGGTGCGTTTATACGGTATCAATACCCCTGAGACTAGAACCAGAGACTTAAAAGAAAAAGAAGCTGGTCTAGCGGCCAAGGCTAGGTTGATCGAACTTCTACCTGAAAAGTTTGTTTTAACATCTGTGAAAGATAAGAAGGGAAAGTTCGGTAGAATTTTAGGGATTATAAATGTTCCCCAGACTAAAATCCTTGACAAAGACGGGAAGAAGGTTAAACATATATTCTTGGATGTTAACAGACTTCTGGTGGAAGAGGGCCATGCTAAAAAAGCAGAGTATTAATTTTAACAATTCTTTAAAACAGGTTAGAAAAGATGTTGATATGACACAAGAGGAATTAGCAGTTCGCTCGGGTGTTAGTCGTTCGTACATCTCCCAGATCGAAACTAACTACCGCCAACCTACCGCCTTCATTCTTAATAGTTTGTTAATGTCTATGGGGCATCGGTTGACAATCGTTGAGGATTGTGATTGATGTCTCGTATGTACAGACATTGGTTTTGGCATTCTAAAGCTATGAACTGGCTAGAAGGAAGAATTGTTAGGTTGAATAATTATATTTGGCGCAAACGGTGGAGCGGTAAATTTAGAAATGCTAGATGAAAAACAAGAATTTCAGCTTAGAAAAAAGATAGCTCGTGAAGTATGGAAATTCTTACAGGATAACTATAAAGAGAATACCAGTGATACGAGTTTTTATAAACACCCTCTTTTTACGGAGACTGTTCTAGACACTGTTTTAGATTTTTTGTTTGATGTTAACCCTGTAACGCAAATAACGATGACGATGATCCATCAATCGTTAGCTAGAACTTCCTCCCGGGTTATATCGGAGGAAGCACAGAAGTTCATGGCTATGGCTATTAGCGAGGAAGAAGAAGAAGAAGGTGGAGAAACTGTACATTGACAAAAATCGTTGACCAAAAAATCGTTGACCAAAAAATCGTTGACCTAGATTTTGAACCCCGCCCGGACGGTAAATACAACGTGTGGCAGTCCCGCACATTGGTAGAGCTTGGGGAATTGACCGAAAAGAAAGCCTACAATATTTATACTAAATATTCTGTTGACATTCCCAGCCGGTGGGTGCTAATAGATGTTGTCGATCAACCGGGGAACAGTTAAATGAAACCTAAACTTTTGAGTTATACAAACGCCAAGGCTAATAAATCCGTAGACTTTGGCTGGCTTAACTTTATGCTCTATCTAGCTCCTAATGATCTGTCTGGATATAACGTCTGCCCGAGTGCCAGCCCTGAGTGTATCAAGGTTTGTTTAAATCATTCCGGATATGGAATGTATGAGCGCACACAAAAGTCTAGAGTATTAAAAACAATTCAATATATAAAAAATCGTCAATCGTTTCTCGAAAAACTGGACCGGGACGTTGTTCGTTGTGTGAAATATACAATTCTAAAAAAAGATCTAAAACCTTGTTTTCGTTTTGACGGCACAAGTGATTTATTTATTGCCCAACATTTTCTAGAAAAGTATCCCAATGTTCAATTTTATGATTACACAAAAGTGTATAGTAGATTAGAAAAATCGTTGGCCTACAAAAATTATCATTTAACTTTTAGCTACTCGGGCCGAAATATTGTTGATTGCAAAAAAGCCCTGGCGAGGGGCTTCAACGTGGCGGTAAGCTTCAAGGATTGTTTACCGGATAAATTGTGGGGGTACTCAGTGATCGACGGGGATAAGCACGATCTACGGTTTTTAGATCCCGGGCCTTGTATCATAGGATTGAAACCGAAGGGCCCTCGGGCAAAAAGAATAGATAACGCTTTCTTTATGGCTGTGGATAAGTTATAAGAGGCTACCTTCAATCAACTAAGGATTTGAGACGATGTTAGACCAGGAAACCCAAGTTTACGAGCATGAGCAAATTGCAGATCTGTCAGCCTTCGATTTTAAGTTTGAGAAACGCCGCTCGGGCTGGCAGGACCTTGCCGGTACTTGGCATCCGGACGATGATTTGACCGTGGAAGTGTTGGAACCGGACCAATTGGCAGGTCTTAAAACCGGGGCGGTAGTTAACACCAGCCTTGGCACTGGCGGGGCCAAAATGGGTGACTTTGGTGGACGCTACAAATTGGTCGATCACGTTG